TGCTGGAAGTATATATCTACAAAGCGATGCTGACTTTGCTTTTACTCTTTATCCTACATTGAATACTCCCGTAGCAGCAATCGACGACGGGGTAGACTCAACTAAGACGTTTATTCGAAACCGTATTACTCAAATGCAGGTATCTACTACTGATACTGCTGCTTACGGTTCCGGCGAATATGATCTAACTCTTACTGGGGGTAACATTACTGTTTCTAACAATATTACTTACCTTGTACCAGAAGAGCTGGGCGCAGTAAACGTTCCTATTGAAGGAGTAACAGGTGGTCGTACAGTTACTGGTAGCTTTACTTGTTACTTAACTTTAGACACTGCTGGTGCTGATCGAGGAACTTCCGTAGACTTGTTTAATGATATGACAACTCCTGGAAAGGGACTTGATAAAGTTGTAAATGACTTCCAAGTAACCTTCCAAGTTGGTGGCGGCGTAGCGGGTACTCCCCGTCTGTACGTAACTTGTCCTAAGGTTCACATTGAAGTACCTACCCACTCTATTGAGGATGTAATTTCTGTAGAGACTGGCTTTGGTGCTTACACTGAGGACTTCGATAAGGCAGACGAGTTTACTCTTACTTACTTTGGTATCGCACCGTAATTAGTAAGTGTTAATATAAAGGGGCTTCGGCCCCTTTTTTATTTTTACCTAACTAAAAATAATTCTTGACTCCTCACCTCTTTTTGCATATACTATACAGTATAAAATTTAATAACCTTACCAAGACTAAAAGGACGTAATATGACAGATTCACCAGTATCTTTAGCAAGTTTGATGTTGCCAGAAAAAACAGTAACCGTATCCTATCCAGGACATTCTGGTTGGGAAGTAGATGTTTGTTTCTTAGCTAGAGAAAGTCTAGTAAAGCTACGAAAAAAATGTGTAACCACTAAGTTTGATAAAAAAACTCGTCAACCAGAGGAAATTCTTGATGAGGAAAAGTTTCTTGTTGAATACTGTAAATCAGTAATTAAAGGTTGGAAAGGACTAAAATATTCATACCTAGAAGAGCTTCTTTTGGTAAATATAAGTCCTGGTGATCGCGACAAAGACTTGACGTATACCCCCGAAAATGCAGAACTCCTTATGAAAAACTCAGATGACTTTGAGACTTGGGTTGCAGAAACGATAGGAGACTTAGAAAATTTTACTGGGAACAAGTAACTCAGGTTAAAGAGCTACTTGAAAGGTACGTAAAGGAGGGCTCCTCTATGGATGTAGAGAAGTACCTTCTTATTTGTGAGCAATTAGGACAACAGCCTGATCCTGCCAAAATGCCGCTCGACTCTTCAGATTTTCCTGAGGAAGTTCAAGTGGCATTTTTTATATTGGCTTTACTGTCTGATAGGTGGGATGGAATGTCAGGGACTTATTTAGGTAAAGATTGGTCTCCTATAGAGCCTTTATTTAACCTGTACGAAATAGAAAACAGACAAACTATTTTTTATTTTATGAAGCTGTACGAATCTATACTTGTACAGAATAGATCAGAAGAGTCAGAGAAAAAACGAAAGGCTGAAGAAAGAAAGTCTAAATCTTCAGGAGGTGGAAAAAATTTCACCCATAATGTTACCGGCTAATGGCAAACGAAATTAAATTAAAAATTAAAGTCGATGATGACGGTAATTTAAAAATTGTTGGAAAGAATGCTGAAAGGGCTGCCAAAGGGTTAGACCAGACCGGTAGAGCTGCTCAAACTGCTGATCGGAGACTAAAAGGTGCTGCCCAGGCCTCTTCAAATAGCACTAAAAACTTTAGTAAACTTGCCCAAGGAATATCCGGAGGCTTAGTACCTGCTTATGCCACTTTGGCTGCGCAAATATTTGCTATTAGCGCCGCTTTTCAGTTTCTACGATCTTCCAGTGAAATATCAAATCTTATAGCAGGCCAGGAAGCATTAGCTGCAACTACTGGAGTAGCATATAAATCAATTACAAATAGTATAAAAGAGGCTACAGACGGACAGTTACAATACGCAGAAGCTGCAAAAGCAGCAGCTATTGGTACGGCATCCGGACTTTCTCCAGACCAACTAAATAGACTAGCTGGCGCTGCTAAAGTTGCTTCTGTTGCTCTAGGAAGAGACTTAACAGACTCTTTTAACAGACTTATTCGAGGTGTTACTAAAGCCGAGCCAGAATTACTAGATGAATTAGGTATTATTCTTAGACTGGAATCCGCCACACAAAAATATGCGGATTCTGTAGGTAAGGCACGAAATGATCTAACAGCTTTTGAGAGAAGTCAGGCAGTTGCAAATGAGGTACTTGGCCAAGCAGAAGCAAAATTTGGAAAGCTAGAGAGAATTATAGATCCCAACGTTTTTGCTCTAAATAAGTTTACAGCAAGCTTTGACACACTATTAAACACAGTAAAGAGTGGGGTTATAGAAAGTCTTAGACCATTATTCTTATTCCTAAGTGATAATACACTAGCTTTAGTATCCGCACTCAGCCTAGTTGCACTCCCTATTGTTAAGTCCATTTTACCTAGTTTTAAAGAGTGGGGGGAGTCCGCAGGGGATTCACTAAAGCTCCAAGAAAGAAGGCTTAAAGTCTACCAATATAAGTTAGAAAAAGCTAGAAAGACAGTAGAAAACTTTAAAAAGACTCAAGAAGAACAAAAAAGGGATCTTTCAAAAGGAGCAGAGAGAATTTTGGGGCCCACCCCAAAAAGCAAATCTGGTGGTTCAGCTGCGGACTTCTTACTGGGAAGATCAGAGAGTAGTAAAGCTCAAAAAAACGCTCAAAAAGTACTAGACAATGCAGAGGCTCAGGTTAAAAAATCTGGGGCAGTTATAACAGGATATTTAAAAGGTAAGAATGCAGAACAAGTAGCAGACCTGAGACGCTCCTATAAGGCGCGCATCGCTTTGCTAAAAGGGTTTGAGGCACAGCATAAATCTACTTGGGCAAGAGCGAGTGCTCAAGTAAGGGTGTACTCTATCCAAGCAACATCAGCTTTATCTAAAGTTAAGAAAGCTGCAATTACCACAGGAGCAGGAATAGCAAGAGGCTTGGGAGCCCTCTCAGCAGCAGCAGGCTGGATAGGTATACTTACTCTAATAGGTACTGCTGTTTTTGAGGTCTATAGAAAATTTTTCCCTATTCCTGAAGAAGTTAAAAAGACAACAGAAGCGTTCGAGAAGCTAGAGAGCTCTACCAAAACTCTTAATGAAGAACTAAAGAGAACTTTTAAGACATTGGAAGAGCCGGGCCTGCTATCAGTCCGAGAGAGTGTAGAGTCCTTGGGAAATGTTTTAAACTCTGCTGATCTAGTAAATAAATTCAATGAGCTAAGTGAGCTTGACAAGACACTAGACCCAGAAGGATTTGAGAAGGCAAACAATGCTTTTAAGGACTTATTAAACACCACTGCAAAAGTAAGTCCTGAGTTTAGAAAGTTAGCTGATGAGTTCAGCACGTCAAACACTTTTTCAAAGGATCAGCTTGCTACAATCTCTATGTTAAACGAGAAGTATATAGCTGCATCGCAGGCATCTCAGCGCTGGTCAGAGAGTCAAGAAAACTTAAATAGATCATTAGTTGCTGTAAGAGGTGCTATAAAAATATCTTCATATGACCAGTTGCTTTCAGTAGTTAGGTCAAATATAAAAGAAAATAAAAAATTCAATGAAATAGCTCTACCTCTTGCAACAGAAAGAAAAAAAGCAGCGCTAGAAGAGTTAACGCTTCTAGCAGGACAGAATAACACGACAAGGGAAGGGACTCTAGAGGTACAAGAAAAAACTGCAGCTTATGAGCGGGCAAAGCTGGAACTTAATAATCTAACTAAAGCTACGGATTATTTAATTGCTCTAGAGACACAATTCGGTGCTATATCCGACAAAGTAGTAGAGAATGAAGATAAAATACTATCTAATGCTAAACAAATCTCTAAAGAGAAGTCCCTAGGCATTACTTTTGAGCAGAGAATATCTAACATACAGCTAAACAGACTAAGTAGGGAAAATAAAGAAAAAGCAATTACAAATAAATTACTAATTGCAGAAGCAGAGCAGAGAGCAGCAAACGCGGGTGAAGACGAAGACCAGAAGGCTGCTGCAAAGAGAAGGGTTGATCAGCTACTAGCTGAGTTAGAGGTACAGCAAAATAGTAACGTATTAGCAGAGAAGCGTGACAATATTTCTATTAGAGCAATTAATTTGGAAGAGACTATTCTAGGGATAAAGAAAGAGCAATTCACAGTAGATCAAAAAATAGTATCTCTTAACCAGCGAAAATTAGCATCTAAAGCGGGGCTGACAGGATCGTTTGGACTTGAGAGAGCAAGTGAGCAAGCTGCCCTTCAAGCAAAATCTCTCAAGGATCGAATAAGCTCTGCAAGACTTGCTTTAAAGGCCGCAGAAGCAGCTGAAGATCAATTGGATAATAACAAAGAAGACTTTACTCCAGAACAGATTAATAGAATACAAAATGATGTTGTTACAAGTCAAAATAGAGTTAACGCACTTAAGCAGGAGGCATCTGCCTTTGCTGCTAGAGGGGTTGAGATTGTTAATTCTGTAAAAGCAGAAAATGAATTACTGTTTATAAAACAACGTACACTTTCTATCAGTTCAGTAGAGAACTCTATACAGGCAGCGTTACTAATGGCCAAGCGAGAAGGCATAGAACTTACGAACTCCCAAATTGCTGTCCTGTCTAGGCAGATAGAGAGACAAGAAGAACTAAACTTGTTAATTGAATCCCAAGAGGGACTGTACAGGACTTTAGAAACAGGTTTTGAAAATGCTTTTTCTGGAATTATTCAAGGAACAACATCAGTAAAAGACGCTTTTGCAAATTTAGCAAAATCAGTTTTACAGTACCTAGCTCAAATGATAGCAAAAATGCTAGTATTTAAACTTATTCAATTAGGTGTTAGCGCCTTTGGTTTTGGAAGTTCGCCCACAAATATAGCTAGTGGTAGTGGTAGTGCGAATGTAACAAACCCAGCAACCCGTACTACGATTAACCCTTTCTTTAGAATGGGTGGGGTAGCTGAGAATGTACCAGGATATTCTAGTGGAGGCATCGCGCGTGGAAGGCAGGCAGGATACCCAGCCGTCTTACATGGAACAGAGGCGGTAGTACCTCTCCCCAATGGTAAATCAATCCCTGTAGAGATGGGTAAAGGAATGGGCCAGTCAAACAACGTAGTTGTAAACGTAAACGTAGACTCTAATGGTAACTCACAACAGAACTCTCAAGGAGATCAGGGTGGGTTAAACTTAGGTACTGCTATTGCTAGCGCAGTACAGAAAGAACTTCAGAATCAGAAACGTTCGGGCGGAATACTTAATCCGTATGGAGCAGCATAATGTCTACACAATATAGTTTTACTATACCCCAGACCCTGCAGCTTGGAAATACTGCAGATAAGACTGTAGTGGCAGACAGAGGGCTGTCCAGACAAGTATCTTTTGCTATTCTCAGGGCTAATTTTGGTGACGGGTATAGTCAAAGAGCCCGCGATGGAATTAATAGCAAGAGAGAAGCTCTTTCAATAAGTTTTAACAATAGAGATTATAAAGAAGGTAATTTAATATCTAAATTTTTAGATAATCGCCAAGGATTAAACTTTGACTTAACTCTAACAGATACTGCTGGAGACCAAGCAGATAATACAGAAGTATTAAAAGTAACCTGTGATGGGTATAATTTAATTTATATAAATGATACTACTGTATCTATTCAAGCCACCTTTAACAGAGTATATGAGCCACCAGCATAATGACAGATTTAATTGATACAGTACAAGAACTCGAAATAGATGATGCGTACATTGAGCTCTTTGATATACGCTTAAAGTACATAGACAGTGATGGGGATCTTCAAACTGATACTGTAGTGCACGTTGTAGACGGACTAGAAAACGGTACAACTAATTTATGGATGCCTTACGACTCGGATGATAATGGTACTCTAATTTGGGCAGAGTATGTTGCTCTGCCTATCTCTATAGAGGGAGTGTCTTTGTCTTCTGATGGAGCGCAGGGAAGGCCTACTCTTTCTATGGCGAATGTAGCAGCACTAGCACGAAGTATATCTGCGGACGATGATGGAATAGACGATGAAATAGCTTTTTCCGGTGGAGCATCGGATGCGTCTTACGATAGTATACTAGAGGATCTAGGAATCTCTAAGAACGAAGACGTACTTGGGTCTAAAGTTTTATATAGAAAAACTCTACTAAAAAATACTTATGTTTACAATAATACTAGTGATAAGTATTATACATATAGTGACAGAGTAGCTGAAGCTAACCCTATAGACCCAGCAGCCACATTGCCTATGCCAAAAGAATTCCCTTCAGGTAGGTATATACTGGATAGGGTCGCCTCAGAGAATCAAATTATAGTGCAGTTTGAGTTGGCGAGCCCTTTTGATATACAAGGATTAAAAGTTCCTAATAGGTACATAATAGGCAAGTATTGTCCTTGGGAGTACAAAGGTGTTGTTGACGGGTCAGTTAAGTCTGGGTGCAGTTGGACAAATGACTCTGGCCCTTATTTTGACATAGATAATAACTCTACGAATGCCGATGGAGATGTTTGTGGCAAGACTATACAATCATGTAAGGCTAGATTTAACGCCACAGATGAATCTATACCTCTACCATTTGGAGGGTTTCCAGGAAGCCGTAAGTTTAGATAATGATTGAAGAAATACAAGAACACTTTGAGAAGGAGTACCCTAGAGAAGGTTGCGGTATTATAGGAATTGTAAAAGGAAGGAAAAGGTGGTTTCCTTGTGAGAATGTAGCCGATAATAAAGATGATTTTGTTCTATCTTCTACCGACTACTTTGAAATAGTAAAAAAGTGTGACATATTTGCAATAGTTCATAGCCACCCAGACTCTACTAATGAGCCTAGCACTACAGATGTAAATTATTGTAATGCTTTAGGTATTCCTTATTGGATATTTAGCTATCCTGATATGGAGCTAAATATTTTAGAACCAAAAGAAGTAACTAACCCATTAATTGGCAGAGAATACATTTTTGGTAAATCAGATTGTTTTGAAGCTGCAAGGGACTGGTTAGCAAGTAAGGATATACATATACCTAGAAGGGAGCCTTTTGAAGATGATTGGTGGGATAGGGGTCTTAACTACTTTTCTGAAGAAAGAATGAACGAGTGGAATTTTAAAAAAGTAGACTCACCAGAAAACAATGATATACTTCTCTTTCAGGTATCTGCAAATGTTCCTGACCACTGCGGAGTATACATAGGTAACAATATATTTTTTCACCACGCGAATAATAGATTATCGTGCAGAGAGCCCCTTAGTTCAGCGTGGTTAAAATACTTAATAGGAGTATATAGGTATGATGCGTAAAGTTTATTTAGACGGAGAAATGGCAAGAAAGTTTGGTAGTGAATTTACTATCAAAGCCACATCTATGGCAGAAGTTTTTCGTTGCTTAGAATGTAATTTTCCAGAGATGCGCCAGTACCTTATTGAGTGTCACGAGAATAGTATAGGTTTTTTATGTAAAGAGGGGGACAAAGGTCTTCAAGATGAGGAAGAACTATTACTTTCATTAGCAGAAGGAGATATATACATTTCTCCTCAGCCTGCAGGCTCTAAAAGCGGTTTTGGAAAAATATTAGCGGCTATAGCAATTGTAGCTTTAGTAGCAGTAGGCGGAGCTTTTGCTTTTGGAGCTGCACAGGCAACGGCAGGTGGAGCTTTTGGAGGCGGCTTGGTAAGCGGTTTAACCCAAGGACTAATTTATGGTGCAAGCACTCTAGCGGGACAACTAGCTATAGGATTAGCAATTAATTTAGCACTAACTGGCATACAGCAGCTTATGGCCCCTGACCCTTCAGTAGATACTCCCGATACTGGAGAGGACTCTTACCTATTCCGAGGAGCAGAACAAAGCATCCTAGAAGGAGACCCTGTTCCTGTACTTTACGGGCAGCTAAGGGTACCTGGACGTAGTATAGGATTTGAAGTTAGAAATAAAGAAAACACATACACAAGCTCAAACTATGGTGGCGGTACTTACGGTGGAAGATGGTGGGAAAATGCCAAAGAGATAAATAAGGTGAGGTTTTAAGTCATGACAAAAGTTGTCAAAAGTAACCAACAATACATATTCTTACACGATGCTATATGCGAAGGGCCTATTGAGGGGCTAGTATATGGTGACGCTTCGGTATACTTGAATGATTCTAGACTTCGTGATATAAACCCAGACTCTCCTTTTAATCCCGTTAGCGGATCTATTACGTTTTCTGGTAGCACGGGTACAATAGCTAATGGAGGAGCACTACCAATACAGCTACTAGGCACTCCCGAAAACGATAATTTTATTGTTCTAACTGGTGGAGCCATAGCTAAAACAAACGCTACTTATTCCTCTGGTGTATTTACAATTACAGGTGCAAGTAATTTCTCTGCGACATATGAAACTAAAGAGGTAGAGTCTAAAAAGATAGCCCTAGTAGACCCAATTACCCAGACAGTAATTCTCCTAGGAGAGGGAGAGGTAAATGGCAATGATTTAGACTTTACTCCAGATGGATCTTTATCTGACTTAGAGTATGTTGCCTATACGGGCACTTTAAACGCTTATAACGTAGAACTAGTAGAGGCAGTAAAAATAACTACTATTACTAGTGCTACTGAAATAAGTACTGATGCTGCTCCCACTATAGGAAACGCAACATACAAGTATAGAATATCAGGGTCTATAGCACCTAACGCAGAAGAGCAGGACTCTGATGCTCCAGCAAAGTTAGATAATACTACGGTTCAATTTAGAAAGGGCTCCACTTTCCAAAACCCTATATCAGAATTAAACGGTACTGCTTCAGGCACCCCTTATACTGGTAATCCAGCTTCGCTATCTACAACACAACTTAAACAAATTTCTAGATCTAACTCTGAATACTCGGATTTCCCAGTATACAATGAGGACGGGTATCCTGATAACGAACAAGCTGATGGTGCAGCTGTAACAATTGGTGGTAGAGCATTATTTGGCCCCGGAGTAGCTCCTTTACTAGATGAGATAAGAGTAAGTATAACATATGGCTCTCTTGTTGCTATTAATAAGGATAATGGAGATGACCTATCAAATACTGCAATTAATCTCTGGCAAATTCGTGTAAAAAAACCGGGGGACACTTCTTTTCCTACCACTTGGCAAAATGCTTTTCGCGCAGGAGAGAACGTAGGTCAGGTATTTAATACAGCTACCTCTAAATCTGCCATATCTTTTGAGCATTATATAGATTTGGAGCCTTTTAAACCCTTTGATGATTTTGAGATTAGAGTCGCTAGGATTAGTAGGCATTTAGGAAAGGGCGTACAGACTAATGGAGCAAACTATAACGACTCTACAGGTGACACCGATCAAGGAAATAGCACTGGCAGTATATCTGGAATAACTGCTATCAATAAGGATAAGTTTACTTACCCTTATACTGCTCACGCAGGAGTATTCTTAGACTCCAGAGAATTTAGTGCAGTCCCCAAAAGAAGCTACGAGCTACGTGGTATGAAAGTAAGAGTACCAGATGGTTATCTTCCAAGAGAGTACTCGTCAGATGGAGTTAACGCAGAGTATCCTTCCTTTTGGAATAATACTCTTAGTGAAGAATTATACTACACAGATAACCCTGCATGGGTTTTCTATGATTTAATTTCTAATGATAGATTTGGAGTTGGTGAGTGGATAACAGAAGCTGACGTAGATCTATTCTCTCTATATAGAATCTCTAAGTACTGCGATGAACTTGTAGATGATGGGAAGGGTGGATTAGAGCCTAGATTTCGAGCAAATGTATTTTTAACAAAAGCCACTGATGTATATAAAGTCTTAAAAGATATGGCTACTATTTTTACCTCTATCATCTATTGGATGGACGGTAAAATGACTACTATACTTGACGCTCCTGGTGACCCTATATATAATTTTTCCAAAGCTAATATTATTGATGGAGCTTTTTCCTATGAGACAACAGGCGAAAAGACAAAAATCAATCAAGTAGTAGTTACTTGGAACGACCCAGAAGCAGGCTATGAACAGCGCCCACTTGTGGTAGAAGATAGAAACAGTATAGTTAGTTCTGGCAGAATAGTAAAACAGGCCGCATTTGCGTTCGGGTGCACTTCGGAAGGTCAAGCTAGAAGATACGGAAAGTGGAAGCTTTTTACTGCACAGGGTCAAACCGAAATTGTTTCGTTTAAAGCCTCTCTTGATGGTGCTTTCTTAAAGCCCGGAGACATAATTCAAATTCAAGATTCAGATCGCTATGGTACTAAGCTTAGCGGAAGAATATCGGGGGCTGTTAACACTAGTGGAAACTCTGTAATAACACTAGACAGACCTATTACTCTAAATAATACTGCTACGTATAAACTTAGCGTACTTATTACTGAACCCGCAGCTTTTTATGTGGGAGAAGGTAGTGTAGTTGTAAACGGGGACACCATAAATAGAGGAGATAGAATACCTTCTATAACCTCGGAGGAATCTGCTACTGATGCTACTGATGATTTTAGCAATCCTATTGCCACCACTTGGAGTGAACACAGTTACGTAGAACATCTTTCTGTTGCTAATAATCAAACTAATGTTACAGAACTAACCACAGTAGGGGAGTATTCTACACTTCCGAACAGAAGCTCTGTTTGGATGCTAACCGAAGAAGAGGGCGGCTCTCAGACTGTAGGTTCAGCAGACTTATACAGGATTCTTGGAGTAACACAGGACTCTAAAAATGTGTACTCTATTTCTGCTGTAGAGCATTACAATGAAAAGTATGACTTTATAGACAATCCCGAGGAAATACTAGACATTCCTGATGATGTATACCCAACCGAGCCTGAAGTTATTGTACCCCCTTCACAGGTATATATCTTACAAAACTCTAATGCTGCTAAGCCTAATGAAGAATTAATTGTACAGTGGGATTACCCTGAGTTTATAGATACGGGAGTATTAGACCAAGATAGTAACCCCTTCTTAGTAGAGGCTACTAGATATATAGATGGTTTTGAACTATACCATAACATTCCTAATCTAGAAACCCCAATCTTAGTAGGCAAGCGTCAACGCAAGTACCCATTCAAGGAGGTACCAGATGGAACCTACATATTTAGAGTACGAGCAGTATCTGTCTCTGAAAATAGATCTGCTTGGGCCAGCGCACGGTACCTAGTAGAAGATCCGTTTAAGGACAATGTTAATAGGATAAAGGGGCTACAAACTGAGGGACTTACTACTCACTTTCCTTATATAACAAACGCTTTAGGAACTAATAGGGGTGCCTATGACACTACTGGTACCGTTACTTACTCCTCAAATGATGTAGTTACTGACGGAGGTAATACCTACTCTTTAAGTGGCCCAGATACAAACGTAGGACATGTTTCAGTTTCTGCCGATAATACTGCTAATCCAGGAACATGGACATTATCCAATACTGGACTCCTTAAATTTAATGACGAGGGAGAAAATGTCGTACTAGCGCCAAGCAGGTTTAAAACAGATGATACAGTGGAGCTTTCTACAGGTTATCAACTAGACTGCAGCTCCATAGCCGCAGCAGGATTTCCTGGCGTAGCAGGGGGTAATCCCAGATCTGCTTATGTAGTACTAGATCACAGTAGTTCAGCCCTAAAGATTATAAAGGCGGACTTTGATACCGATTTAAATATATTTTACTGGCAAGACCTCAGTGTTTTTGATCCAAACGATGATAATGCTGTATGGGACGATTTAGCAGGTACTATAAATGTTGCTGCTAAATCTAACAAAGTTGTAGGTGTTGGAACATCATTTACCTCCTTAAATAATCTTAATAAGCTAAAGTTTGATAATGGTACTATTGTAGCGGGCGCTAGAGTTGCATACGTAGAAAGTGACACAGTTCTATATTTGGATCGTAATATAGGGCCCGATGCGTTTGTTGGTGCTTCTGGTGATTTAAAAGTACAAAACTATGCTCCAGACTTTAGAAAAGACGTAATAATTGGTCAAGTACTGTATAATACTACCAACGGGGTATATAGATTTAAGAACTTTATGTCTCTTGATCCCTCCTTGGTTGGGGGAAGAGCAGTCTTCTTAGACTCAAATGTTGCTTTTGCACAGTTTGATATTAACGAAAACCCAATACTTCTTCCCGATAGTATTATAGTAGATGCTACAGCTACTGGCTTTGAGAATCCAGAGTTTAAAGTCACTTATGGCGGAACTGGAGATACAGAATTCCTAGCTGAAGACGCTAGTTTTTCTACTGCTACTCCTAACCCCTCTAAGTATGAAAAAACTATATATACTAATAGTGGTTCAAATGACCTTAGCTATGATTCAGGAACAGCATACGAAATAACTGTAGAAGTAAGAGAAGCCAACGACCCTGGCAACACTGACAAACAGCGAAGTGATATTTTTACTATCTCTAAAGTAGACGGTGTTGTTGCAGGTGGTGAGGGCGCTAAGATAGTAAATTTAGAGCTTGAAGATTACAGTATTGTATATGATTCTGATGGGGAGAATCCTACCTTTAACAACAGCGCAGGGGCCGCCTCAAGCATAGAAATTACTGCTACTGCCTCTCCAGGATTTGCGAATCCACTGTTTAGATTTACTATAGACGGTACTCAAGGTAGCTGGGTTTCTTCTGCTGATAATACCTCTAGCACCTCTTATACTGTTCCTAACACTATTGAAACTTGGGGTGATGGCCCTGCTACTGGAGGAACACGAGTTTTTTCTGTAGAAGTTGCTGAAGAGCCCACTTCTTGGACTCAAGGAGTAAATGACCCTACCGAAGTAGAAGCCACGGATAGCGCTAGCTTACTAGCCGTTCAGGTAGGTCAAGGCGGTTTAGCACTAGTATTGAATAACCCTACACACTCCCTCACTGCAGATGAAAGTGGAGTTGTTTCAAGCAACGTAGGCTCAGGAACCACTATAGAAGTATTTGTAGGCGGAGTGGGTATAGATTATGTTGCTTCAAACCCAACATTAGGTCAGTGGACAATTTCAAGTATTGGTGATACGGGTGGAGCAGATATTACGCCTGGAACCCCCTCCGCGTCAGGAACGGGGCCAGTAGTAGCTGCTGTACCAGATCATACATTTAGTGCGGTGAATGCTCTTGACGATCAAGAAGCAATTACTTATACTATTACGGTTCCTCAAGGAGCTGGAAAGTCCGATTTAACAGCTCAAGCAATACAGACCTTCAGCCTTTCAAAGGGTGCTGCTCCCTCTACCACTGCATCTCTTGTTTTTCTTTATGCTGCTTCTTCTACACAGCCAGCAGATATAGGAACTGGATTTCCTGATGTTACTGTGGATCTTGCAACAGGATTAATAAGTGGCTACACGAATCCTAGCACAGATACAGCAGCGGTTACCAACTGGTATGATAGTGCAGAAGGTGCAGCTGCCGGAGCATCTTCAACAGATAAAATTTGGGTAGTTGCAGCAACAGGTAATGGTACTGGCTCTACTGATACGATAGCATTTGGAGAGTGGTCTAGTTCTGTACAATTTACTGGAACAGACGGATTTAACACGGCAACAATTGAACTGTACCAGCTTAGTACGAGTGGTACAACTGCTCCTGGCGATCCAAGT